TATCTGTATTATAATAATATATTATTATAATAATATATTATATATATATATATATATATTATACATCGATCGATATCGTCGGATCGAATAGGCGTTTTTTATTCAAAAAACACAAATCGGTTGACAGAATTAGCTATATGTAAAATGGTCATAGCATCTGACGAATGGAGGTAAAATTCATGGAAAAATATACAACAATGATGATTGCAGAGATACTTTACGGAAGTAACCAGAATTGTAAAATACTGAGGGATATTAACCAAAAAATTAAACCAAAGATGCCTGAGAAAGATTTTGAAAAAATTTTCAAAAAAGAAAAATACGGGATAGCCCCGGACGGATTTAGACATTATCTTTATGTCATGCCGCAAGAAGTTTTCATTTTTATTCTCATGTCACATAGAGGGACGTGGAATCTTAAAGAAAAAACAAATTATATAAAAAAATTATTAAACACTTGAAACTTTATCCACATTTTATTAACTTATCCAGTATCATATTGTACCGTTGACTTTGTACCTCAACGAATACTGCACTCGGCAGGGCATCCCATAAGACCCTGCTGTTTTTTTGCCTTGACAATAGCGACATAATGTAGTTGAAATTACTCATGTTGATAAAACCTATAACATTTATTCAGCCGGACTACCGGCTTTCAGATTTAGGCATCCATGCTTTTGCCTGGCGTATGCCTTATGATGAAATTATTCACGACATCAACATTGAATACAAGAAAAATGAGGAGCTCGGACTTGAGCTGCTTAAGAATATGGCAGAGCAGGACTTCTTTTTCTTCTGTTACGCCGTCATGGGTATTCATTACATGAATCACCCTTTCATTATCGCAAGGTGCTATGAGTACGGGGATAGACTTTTTGAAAATGCGATATATCTATGGGCTAGAGAACATTTTAAGTCGTCCATCATCACAAAATGCGGAACAATTTACAAGGAAATCAAGAGGCCGGGACGCAGGCAGGCAATATTTTCACTCAATGCCACGCTTGCGAAGAAGCACATGATGGCCATTAAGTATGAGTGTGAGACAAATCCGCTTCTCCCTCTCCTGTGGCCTCATATTTTCTGGGAGGATCCCCGCAAGCTGACAAGAACAGAGGGTATTATCTGGTCTCAGGACGGTATAAACTTCAAAACAGCCACATCAGCTAAAGACCTGTCAGTCTCAGGGTTCGGTTTGATAGACTCCATGCCTACGGGTGGACACTTTACCGACAAAAACTATGATGACATTATAGACCTGAACAATATTGGCACATACGCCATGAAGGAGAAGGTGCTTTACGCTATACAGATATCTGATAACCTGGGGGATTCAATTACCGGCACTGTGGATTCAATAATCGGAACAAGGTATGACCATGATGACCCCTATGAAAAGATAATTGAGGACTATGAATATCCGGTTTATACCTATCCGTCAGAGGTTGACGAGAATGGGGAGTTTAAAATCGGTGGAATACCTACTCTTATGCCCCGTGAAGTGCTCGATTCAAAATTAAAAAAGCAGGGTATATTGATTTACTCCGCACAGATGGGGCAGTCTCCCATAAACTTCAAGCAGAGGGGCTTTAAGACGGAATCCTTTCAGGTATGCGACAAGATACCGAAGGGGCTTAATTATATAATAATTTGCGACATGGCAAAGAGGCCGACAGCAGCATCCAAAAAGACGCATAACAAGGATCAAGACTACACCGTAATGAAGGTTTACGGGTTCGGAGCCGGTCAGAAGAACTATGTCTGTGATATTGTCAGGGACAGGCTCTCTCTGCCGGAGAAGTGGAAAGAGCTTAAGAGGATGCACAAGACATTCTCTCCCTATGCCGTTTATTACGAGAGCGTAGGGGCTCAAAATGACGTGGAATACTTCGAATTGAAGATGGACGAAGATGATTACAGGTTTATCATCACAGAAATTTTTGACAATAAGACTACAAAAGATAAAAGGATAGAGGGATTATCAGCTCTCTATGATGAATCGAAAATAATTTATCTCAAAGATATATGGTATCAGACAAAGTTCAGGGGGATAGTGAACCTCACGAAGGAATTTTATGATGAAGAATATTCCTGCTATCCTAAAGTTTCACATGATGACGGCCTTGATGTTGACGCATGGCTGCTGAATGAGAAAATTAAAAAATATTACCCCGGAGAAAGTCAGACAATTTCTCAGGAGAGCGGAGACAGGCACTGGTACCGGCCTTCACCTCTGGATGATTCAGAAAATACAGGAATGGATGGACAATGGTATGAATTTTAAAGTACAGACAGACGAAGAAAAAACAGTTCTTGCGAAACTCAAGGCAATGTTTGACGAGTGCTTCACCTACAATATTGAGCTGCATCAGAAAGCGAGAGAGGCACATAACTTTTACTACGGGGAGCCCTTTAATTCTGCGGAACTCAGGCAGATGCGGACTAAAAAGCTGACAGTGCAGAACCATAATATAATTCAGAAAAATATCAACGCTATGGTCGGCTTGCAGGAAATGAACAAGAACAGGGCGAAGGTCAGACCTTATGAACAAAACGATTCAGACCTTGCAAACATTCAGGACATGATCCTTGACTGGTCTTTGCAGCAGGCCAAAGCATACGAAAAGTCACTCATGGGATATAAGGACAGCCTTCTCGGAGGTCTCGGTTTTCTCATCCCCTACATTGATTACGAGCGAGACCTTCTTAATGGGGAGCTCAAGATTTCTTTTGAACCGTACTCAAATGTTTTCATAGACCCTATGGTGAAGGAGAAAGATTTCAGCGATTCACGATACATGATAATCAGAAAGGCCGTTCCCGTTATAGACCTTCTTGTGAATTATGAGGAGAAGGAGCAAGAGCTTAAAAACCTGTCTGGAGAATATATCCCTGACTCTTCTGTTAATGAGGAGGCCGGTCTTAAAAATATCGTGTCGGTAAAAGAATACTGGTACAAAGAGGTCGAAGAAGTTTTTCACGTCTACATAGAGGGTGAAATTGTCAGGTTTAATAAAAAAGAATATGATGAATCAAAGCAGCAGCTTCCCGAACAGGTCGGAGAGGATGCAATTGTCAAGATCAATGGGAAGGTTATAAAGTATGCGGTGGTAGCAAATGACTCTGTTCTCCTTTACGACGGGTATTCACCTTACGGAGATAATTATATACCTGTAATTCCGTTCATAGGGTTCTGCGACATGTCCGCTGAGAAGCTCTACAAGAAGTTCTGGGGGCTTGTGGAGCCTCTTAAAGACGTTCAGAGAGACAAGAACAGGACAAAGATAAACAGGCGATATGCCCAGAATGCCACGCTTCAAGGCGGATGGTTTTACACAAAAGGGAGTATTGACGATCCGCGCCTGCTTAGCATAGGGATGGGGATGCAAAGCGTCGCTGTAAATCAGGGGCACAATCCACCTGTGAGAATACCTGCTCCACAATATCCGTCATATTTATTCCAGGAGGAGAACAAATCTGACGAGGATAAACTCACAATCGGCCTTAATGCAGATGCTCTCGGACTCGGAAACCAATCTGTCGATAGCTCAAAAGCCGTTTCCCTGAGACAGCAGGCAAGCATCACTACCGTTGCGGAGGTTCCGGCAAACTTCTCTATAGCCCTGAGACTTCTTGCAAAGGTATGCCTTGATATGGTCATGAAGAATATTACCCCTGAAAAGGTTCAGAGGATAATCGGACAGGATTACGAGGTTACCCCGGAGGTCTTTGCTACACTTATGGAGAGAGAGTTCGATATTTTCATAGATGAATCGACATATAATCCGACACATAAGCAGCAGGTTCTATCTCAGTTTGTGGAATATATGCAGTATTCAGGTCAGCCGGTACCGTTTAAAACATATCTCAGGTTTGCAGAGCTTGACCCTGCCGTCCGTGATGAAGCCATTGCGGATTTTGAACAACAGCAGCAGCAGATGATGCAGATGCAGATGGCTCAGGCCGGAGTAATGCCGGAACAGCCAGCAGAGGAATTGGTTCAATGAGACATAAATTGATTGACGAATAATTAATTGGTTATAAAAGAGTTTATATGTCAAAAAAAATCGATCTTTCAAAATATGAAACAAAAACAGGGGTTGACATTCTTCCCGAAAATTGGAAAGAAATCGCTTATGGTATTTTCAATGAGGGCGGTGACTGGCGAAATGCTGTTGTAGCTTTTGGCATAACGAAAAAACAGCATGAAGAACTGTTACTCGAAGAGGAGTACAAGGATGTTATCGACAACGGGATGCTCCGTAGTGAAGCCTATTGGCTCGATTGGGGTAAAGCCAATGTTGATAATAAAAATGCGAATACTCCTCTATTCCGTGAAATGATGTCCCGCATGTTTAAATGGGACGAGAAGGTTTTAAAAGCGGAAGAGAAGAAGAAGGGGAAACAGCGCCAAAACAAAGTTGAAGATTACATGAAAAAATGGCAGACTCCTGTTGACGGAAAGCAAAAAAAACAAAAGGAGCTCGCTCAATGATAAAGTATGGTGACACCGACCTCGAAAGTGGTGATTTTGTTAAAGAGGAAACTGAGGAATATGGTTCTGAAGATACGCAGAAAGAGATTGTTGCGGGAGAGGGACAGGAAACTCAGGAAGAATCGACTGAGGACGAACTTGATCAGGAGACTCTTGACGAGTTTAAAGATGCCTCGAAAGAAGATTTCGTAAGGGCTATTAAGAAGTATAAGGATCAGGCAAAAAAAGCATACGAGAAATCGGAGCTCTACCGTGATCTTTATACAGGTGTTTCTGCAAAGTTTCCGAGAGAAAATCAGCAGAGGCATTCATTTAAAAGACCGGCTGAGGCTGAGGAAGATGATGAAGAGTTTAATGACCTTGCGAAGAAAGGTGATGTTAAAGAGGTAGTTGATAGTGCTCTCGAAAGAGAAAGGGTTGCAAGGAGAAACGAATATATTCAGTCAGAAACTTATATATTCGCAAAACAGCACCCGGATTTTTATGAGAGATTATCGGCTATTGATAAATATGCTGCAAACGATATTGGCCTGCAAAGGCTTATAGAGGATCACCCGAGACCATGGGAGTATGTTTATGAGCTTGCCGAGAGACTCGAGCTTGTTAAACCACAGGCAAAGAAACCGGCAGCCAAAACAGACATCCAGAGGATTAAGGAAAATGCACAGAAGCCGAAACCGATAACGGGTATAAAGTCCGGAGCGGTTCCGATAAAGCCGATTAAAGATATGACGGACAAGGAGTTCGCTGAATATTCGGCCAGACTTAGAGACGAAATGTGATAAGGGAAATAACATTTCGGAGAATTAAAATGAAACTTTTTTCACTTTTGATTGCACAGTTTTTTATGATGCTTTCAAGATGTGTCGTTCTTCCGATAGTCGGACAGATGACAACAGCAGATATATCGGGTGAGGTTGATGCGTTCTATGACAGGACACAGATTCAGCCTCTCAGGGACGATTTTCTTTTTGCAAGATACGGACAGAAAAGAAAGCTCCCGAAGGGAAATGGCTCTAAAACTATAAGAATGAACAAGTGGCCTGTAATGCCAACACAGACCCTCCCTCTTACAGAAGGGGTGAATCCTGACCCTCAGAAGTCCAGCAAAACAGTTGTTGAGGCAACTGCTTCCCTGTATGGCGGGTATGTGGAAATCACAGAAGAGGTTGATGTTTTCAGACAAGACCCTATCGCCCAAATGTATCAGGAGCGTATGGGCTGGCAGGGGGCTGACACACTTAATGAGATAACAAGGGACGCTCTTATCGGCGGAACCAATGTTGTCAGGGCAAATGGCGTTGCAGGTCGAATAAACATTATAACTAAAGTTGCAGTGGCTGACCTTAAAAAAGTTGCTCGAACACTCAGGAATAACAAGGCTCCTTTCTTCAAGAAACAGATTGATGGCTCCAATAGAATTGGTTCCTCCGCTGTTTCTAACGCATGGGTACTTGTAGTTCATGGAGACGTTCAGGCAGACCTTGAGGAGATTTCAACAGGTATCTATAAATGGACAAGGCTTGCTGATTATGCAAATCAGTCTGATATTGACCCGGGTGAAGTCGGGGCTCTCGGTAACTTTCGTGTAATGGCAACAACCCTTGCAAAGGTCTGGGAGGACGCGGGTGCAGCTGTATCAACATCAGGGCTTACAACAACAGGCGGTTCAAATATTGACGTTTACTGCTCTCTGGCTCTGGCTCCTGACGCTTTCGGGTGTGTAGATGTAGCTGA